GATCCAGCTCGAAAGCAAGAAGGACATGAAGACGCGCGGCCTGCCCAGCCCCGGCCGCGGCGATGCGCTGGCGCTGTCGTTTGCGTTTCCCGTGGCCGCCAAGACCGGGCGGGGCCTGGCAGCGCGGGCACGCGAGCGCGAGCAGGTCATGGGCTACGACCCGATGGAGCACATCGGAGGGCACGACCCCATGGCGTGACGTGCGGATAAGGCGGGAGGGCGCGCCGACAATCCCGGCGAACGGAGAACCCACACCATGTGCTTCAGCTCCCCCAAAGCCCCGCCGCCCCCGCCCGAGCCGGTCAAGCCGCAGGCGGCCAAGGCACCCGACATCAACGCCATCTACACCAAGCGCAAGACCGGCCAGGCCGGCGGCGGCCCGGTGGCTGGTGGCACGGTGCTGACCGGCCCGGCTGGCCTGTCCGGGGCCGTGACGCCCAGCTTGTCGGGCAACACCCTGCTGGGCCGCTAGTGGCAACGGTCCAACCGCAAGGCGACCCGCGCACCAAGCGGCAGAAGCTGCTGGCGCGCAAGAACGCGTTGTGGAACGAGCGCAGTTCCTGGGTCACGCAGTGGCGTGATATCAGCGACTACGTGCTGCCGCGCGCGGGCCGCTACTTCACCAGCGACCGCAACAACGGTCAGAAGCGCAACGCCAAGATTTACGACAACACCGGGGTGCGGGCCCTGCGGGTGCTGGCCGCCGGGATGATGGCCGGCATGACCAGCCCGGCGCGGCCCTGGTTCCGCCTGGCGATCTCCGACCGCGAGCTGATGGAAAAGGGCGAGGTCAAGCTGTGGCTCAACAAGGTGAACCTGCTGATGCGCGACGTGTTCGCGCGCAGCAACACGTACCTGGCGCTGCACTCGGGGTATGAGGAGCTGGGCGCGTTCGGCACCGATGCGGACATCATCGTGCGCGACTTCGAGAACGTGATCCACCACCACCCGCTCACGGCGGGCCAGTACGCGATCGCCACCAACGACAAGGACCGCGTCGATACGATCTACCGCGAGTTCCGCATGACCATCAGCCAGATGGTGCAGCGCTTCGGCCTGGCCGCTTGCAGCCAGACGGTGAGGAACCTGTGGGACAAGGGCGCGTACGACCAGACGCTGGACGTGATCCATGCGATCGAGCCGCGTCAGGACCGCGACCCGGGCAAGGTGGACAACCTCAACATGCGCTTCAAGTCCTGCTACATCGAGCCGGGCAAGGACGCGTGGGACCAGTACCTGAGCGAATCGGGCTTCAAGCGCTTCCCGGCCATCGTATCGCGCTGGGTGGCCACGGGGGGCGACGTGTACGGCTCCAGCCCCGGCATGGACGCGATCGGCGATGTCAAGCAGCTGCAGCACCAGCAGCTGCGCAAGAGCCAGGGCATTGACTACATGACCAACCCGCCTATCCAGGTGCCCACGGCCTACAAGGACCACGAACGGGCGCGCCTTCCCGGCGGGGTGTTCTACGTGGACATGACCGGCCCCGGCCAGGGCGTGCGCTCGGCCTTCGAAGTGAACCTGAACCTGCAGCACCTGCTGGAGGACATGCGCGACGTGCGCGAGCGCATCGAAGCGGGGTTCTACGCCGACCTGTTCCTGATGCTGTCCAACATGGACAAGACCGGCATCACGGCGACCGAGGTGGCCGAGCGGCACGAGGAGAAGCTGCTGATGCTCGGCCCGGTGCTCGAGCGCCTGCACGGCGAGAAGCTCTCGCCCATGATCGACCTGACCTTCGACTACATCGTGGAATCCGGCATCCTGCCCGAGCCGCCCGAGGTCCTGCAGGAGATGGATCTGAACGTGGAGTTCATCAGCACGCTGGCGCAGGCCCAGCGCGCGGTGGCCGCCACCAGCTATGACCGGCTGCTGGGCACGGTGGGCAACATGGCGGGCATCTGGCCCGAGGCGGTGGACAAGCTCAACACCGACCAGATGATCGACGACTACGCCGAGATGTACGGGGTGAACCCCGAAATCATCGTGCCCGACGACGTGGCTGCGCAGCGGCGCCAGGCGAAGGCCGAAGCGGCGCAGGCTGCCCAGGCCGCCGCCGCCATGCCGCAGATGGCGCAGACCGCCAAGGCCGTCAGCGGCATCGACACGCAGGGGATGACCGACGTAATGCAACAGCTCACGGGCTACAGCACGCCGGCAACGGCCTAGGGCGTGCGGATAACGCGCGAACCTGAATTTACATTCGCACCCAATGGCTCAAAGAGATCCGACCGACCTGGAAGGCCAGGAGCAAGAGGCCCAGGACCAGCAGCGCAAGGCGCAGGTCAGGCAGCAGCAGGAGATCGCGGATTTCAAGTGGCTGATGGATGGCAAGCAGGGGCGCCGCGTGGTGTGGCGACTGCTGGAAAAGGCGGGAGTGTTCCGCAGCTCGTTTAGCACCAACGCCTTGCAGATGGCGCTCGGTGAGGGCAACAGGTCTTACGGCCTGTACTGGCTCAACGAGGTGATGACGCACTGCCCGGACAAGTTTTTGCTGATGATCAACGAGAGCAAGTGAACATGAGACTTTCACGCCGGATGAAGATGACGCAACTCGCCGCAGGGCTGGGAGCCATGCTCTCGCTGCGCGGGCGCTACGACGCCGATCTCGGCACTCTTCTGCTTCCGAGCGTGGACGACGATTCGAGCGCGGGAACTGGTGGCCAACAACAAGGCGCTGCTGGGGACGCATCGACTGCCGCAGGCGGCAACGCTGGCGGCGCGGGAACCCCACCGGCTGAAGGTACGACCCTGCTGGGTACGCCGCCGGCCGATGGGGCGAAAACGGGCGACGCGGGCACGCAGGCCAAAGCGGATGACGGCAAACAAACACCCGTCATCCCCGAGACCTACGAGTTCAAGCTGCCCGAGGGTGTGAAGCTGGACGAGGCGCGAGCCACGGAATTCAGCACCATCGCCAAGGGCCTCAAGCTGACACAGGAGCAGGCGCAGCAACTGGTTGACCTGGACATCAAACGTTCACAGGACCAACTGGCAGCTCACGCCGAAACCGTGAAGACCTGGGCCAACGACTTGAAGGCGGACAAGGAGTTCGGCGGGGACAACCTGCCGGCCACCACGACCGCCTGCAAGAAGGTGATGGACGCTTTCGCCACCCCTGCGCTGCGAGAGTATCTGGACGCGACGGGCCTGGGGAATCACCCCGAGCTGGTCAAGTTCGTAGCCAAGATCGGCAAGGGCCTGAGCGAGGACTCGTTCGTCAAGGGTGGCACGACCACCACGCCGACCGACCCCGCGAAAGCCATGTACCCCAACAGCAACATGAACTAGGAGCGTCAACATGACCACCCTTGCCACCACCCACCCGACGCTGCTTGACCTCAAGCAACGCCTGGACCCCAACGGGTCCATTGCCGCCATCATCGAGATGCTGGCGCAGAAGAACGAGATCCTGGACGACATGGTCTGGATCGAGGGCAACCTGCCCACGGGCCACAAAACCACGGTGCGCACCGGCCTGCCGGTTCCGACCTGGCGCAAGCTGTACGGCGGCGTCCTGCCGGGAAAGAGCGCGACCCGGCAAGTGACCGAGTCGCTGGGCATGCTGGAAGCCTACGCGGAAGTGGACAAGGCCCTGGCGGACCTGAACGGCAACACCGCCGCGTTCCGCCTCTCGGAGGACATGGCCCACATCGAGGGCATGAACCAGGAGATGGCCGGCACGCTGATGTACGGCAACGAAGCGACCGAGCCCGAAGCCTTCACCGGGCTGGCCCCGCGCTACAACGACCAGTCGGCCCTGAACGGCGAGAACATCATCACCTCGGCGGCCACGCCGGACGGCAACGACAACACGTCGATGTGGCTGGTGGTGTGGGGCCCGAACACGGTCCACGGCATCTACCCGAAGGGCAGCCAGGCCGGCATCAAGTCCGAGGACAAGGGCCAGGTCACGATCGAGAACGTGGACGGCGCGGGCGGGCGGATGGAAGCCTACCGCACCCACTACCGCTGGGACATGGGCCTGTGCGTGCGTGACTGGCGCTACGCGGTGCGCATCAACTTCGACCTCGAAGACCTGGTGATCGACGCGGCCAGCGGCCCGGACCTGACGGACCTGATGGTGCAGGCCATCGAGATGATCCCCAGCCTGTCGATGGGCCGCCCGGCGTTCTACATGAACCGCTCGACCAAGACCTGGCTGCGCCGCCAGATGATCAACAAGACCAAGAACAGCACGCTGACCATGGACAACATGGGCGGCAAGCACGTTCTGAACTTCGACGGCATCCCCTGCCGCCGGGTCGACCAGCTCCTCGTAACCGAGGCCGGCATTTAAGCCCGCCGCACTGAAAGGCCCAAAATGATACTGGACGAACGCGGCGAATTCGCCGACAACACGGCCCTTAACACGGGGGGCGTTGCCTCCTACCTGGTGGGCGACGTGATCGACCTGGGCGCCGCCCCGGGCGCCCTGGGTCCCGGAGACGACCTGTACGCGGTCATCCGGGTCTCGTTCACCGCCACCGGCGCGGGCAACACCACGGGAGCCTTCCACCTGTGCAGCGATGCGCAGGCGGCGATTGCCGACGACGGCTCGGCCACCTACCACCTGTCCACTGCGGCCATCGCGGTGGCCACACTGGCGGCCGGCTATACGGTGCTGTGCGCCAAGCTGCCCTACGGCACCTACGAGCGCTACCTGGGCATCCTGCAGACCACCGGGGGCGCTGCCTTCACGGCCGGCAAGATCGACGCCTTCCTCACCAGCGACGTGGCCAAGTGGAAGCCCTACGCTGACGCGGTGAGCTGATCGTGCAGGTAACCGCGATCAAGACCGGCTTCTACGCCGGATCGCGCCGCAGGCAAGGAGCGACCTTCGACATCCCCGAGGGCGGCAAGCTGCCGGCGTGGGTCGTCCCAGCCGGCGCCGTCGCGGCACCCGCACCGCAGGCCCCGGCCAACGGCGACACCAAGCCTGCCGACGCCGCCGCGGCGTCGAAGAAGAAAAGGGCCGACGCAGACGAGCTTGCCTGACAGGCCTTGTCTTCGAGACTGAAACCGATGGCCGCCTGACCCGCGGCCATCTTTCCAAGGAGCACCGACATGGGCAAGCAACGATCCGGTTCCCCGTTCATCTACGATGACGAGAACCGGCTGATCGGCATCAAGGACCCGGACGGCGCCGAGGTCTACTTCCCGCGCTTCGCCTCGCAGGCCGCGGCCGATGCACGCGTGGCCAGCGACGCCGCACTGGCAGCGGCCGACCAGCTCTGGCTGACCGGCGATGGCGCCCCGGTCGATTACACGGACGGCGACCCTGCGGCAACCGGTGAGGGCACGGCGGGCATCGGCTCCCTCTACACCGACTACACCAACGGCAAGCTGTACGTCAACGGCGGGACCAAAGCCCAGCCGCTGTGGAAGATCGTCACCAGCGCCTGACCAGGAGCACCACCATGGCAAACACGATTCAGGAACTCTCGCTCATCGTCGGCGAAGGGGCCACCTCGCAGAAGGTCGCCGTCAGCGCCGTCAGTGCGGCCAGCGCCGCGATCACGGGCCACAGCGCGGTGGTCTACCTCACGGTGGACTGCTTCGTGCGTCAGGGCGCCGCCCCGGTGGCCGTGGGCGACGGCACCGACCAGTTCCTGCCGGCCGGGCAGCTGTTCCGGCTGTCGGTCAGGACGGGCAACAAGTTCGCCTTCATCGCCGCAGCCAACGGCTTCGCCTACATCACGCCGGAGGCCTGATGCAG